TTCTGGCTTATCGCTTTGCCGTCCATAATGTCCAAATTGACCCAACCGCCTTGGCTGGTTGTCGAAAGCGTTTCATATTCGGTGCCACTTGCGACACCAAATATAAACGCTTCTTCGTTCTTAGACGGGACAGACAAAATTAACTGCTGCCTCATACGTCGCTCCTATCAGAAAGAGAACCATCCATAGCCACAGATAACGAATCTGAACCCATAACCCCATCAGCCAATAGCGTTTCTTTCAATTTAGCCACCAAGCGATTCAACATATCTTCATCTTGCTGAGCGTTACCCGATGATGGTGGGACTGTTATGTGGAAAACATTTTGACGATTGTCTTGGCTAGTCTGAGAAAGCGACTTCGCAATTGATGTTTGTGACGGAAGTACACTAGTCGGTTCGGGTAACATTGCCAAGCTTGAAGAACCATCAGCTTGCAACTGCCTAGTAGGCTGAGTTAACCCGGCTTTTTCTTTGTCCAGCGTTGCAGCTTTCGCGGTCAAAGTTTCCTCTTCATCACTAGAAAAAAGACCAGCAACTTTCGCCCCTAACCACTCACCAACTTCACCACCGGCTAAACCACCAAGAGCACCACCTACGACCGTACCTATACCGGGTAAAATCGCGGTACCTAATGCCGCACCTAATGCCGCACCACCCAAACCACCTACCATATCGCCTGCAGTACCGCCAATTTCGTCAGCGCTACCGTTATTGATAGCAGAAGTTAATGCCGCGCCCTGTAGCATGATATTTAGTGGTTTGAATAATTTCCCTGCTGTGCCTGCAATACCTGCCATCATGCCTTTCAATGGCAAAGAACCAGCAACATCACCTGCTACAGTTGCCGCATCGGCACCCATCATAGCCAAATCAGCCGCATTGGCACTTGATGTAAGAAGCGATAAAGCTGTACCACCGCCAAGAACAGCAGCACGCTTACCCCATTTTCCTTTTGCAGAACTATTAGACGATGCGCCTGGTGCTGGTGTACCTATAGGAAGAAAGTCAGTTAACTCAAGCAGACCTCCAAACTTACCACCACGACGCGATAATCTTGCTCTTTTAGAGCGAGATTTACGACTGGAAGTAGATGCACCGTCACGTTGATAACGATTGCGACCACGGCCCCCATTGTTACCAATGTTATCCAATGTCTGATTCAATCGAGAAAGACGGGACGTCGCTTTCTGAGCCGATTTCGCAGTACCATCCAAACCAATGCCAAGCTTAGCTTTACCTAAATCAGCATAATTCTTACCCTGACCAAGTAACAGCTTGCCTGCTTTAAAAGCTAATGCCGCGCCTTTTACAGCTACCAGTGCAGCCGGAATCGCCATTAATGCTGCAGTTGCAGCTGGTGCCGATTGTGCTGCTTCTGTTAACCATGTGATGGCTGGAGTTACAGTATCAAGCACATCACCTACAACAGGCAGCATGCTTTCCCCTAACACGGTGAACAGTCCTGTTATTGAAGCCGTAAAGGCTGATATTTTCCGCATAGCAGTAGCAGACTGGACATCAAACTCTTTCTGCATAGAGCCTGCAAAGTTTGTGTCTTTCTCTACTAACTTGAATGCTTTACGAAAGTTATCAAGGTTTTGCAAAAGTGGTGCAATCGAACCGATCGACTCAGAGCCGAATAGATTCTTCATTAATGCGGTTTGAACATCTGCATCCTGATCTTTAATCGCCAGTAACACCTGCTCTACCGTCTTAGGCGCATTTTCCTGCATGTCTCGCGCTAAATCTGCTGGATCAAATCCCAAGGTCATTAATGCATCTTTCTGACCACCACTCGCTGAATCGCCAGCAGTTAAACTTAGCAACAAGTTCTTTGTCGCGGTAGCCGCTACTTCTGTACTTGCCGAACCGGATAATACTGCAGCTGATAGTGAAGCTGCTTGAACCTCATCAAGACCAGCGTTGGTGATCACAGCACCCTGACGAACGAGCACTTCTGTGATGTCTTTTGCCGTTGTTGCCATGTTGTCACCAACATAGTTCACTGCATTCGCCAAATTAACCGCTTGATCCTGACTAAGACCCATCGTCGTGCGCCATTTCATCATTGACGCACCAGCTTCATCGGCTGTCATATCAAAAGCAACAGACATCTTTGCTGCTGACTCTGCAAAGTTAAACAACTCATCCTTTGCGATGCCGTTTCGAGCACCCTCGGCAATGATTGCAGAAAGACCTTCTTGAGTAACACCCAGTTTAGGCGCCTCAATAACAATCCTTTTCTTCATCACCTCCAGCTCTTCATCGCTTGCATCATTCACCGCTTTTTTCACATCAGCAAACGCTGATTCAAAATCGACAGCAAACTTAATCGGCACTGCCAGAACAGCACCCTTCATTGCCAAATCTAACGCATCGCCCCCTAATTCAGAGCGAGCCATCTTATTCGACTCTATCTTTGCAGATGCAGCCTGAACCGATTTCAACTTGGCTTTCTGCTTATCCAGTGCAGCGTTCGCAGCAGTAATATCACGCTTGAGCTGACGTTGTGTTTCACAAAACTTATGCGCCTGAATACCAGACTCATTTAACTTGGATTTCAGGCTATGAAGCTTCGTTCTCTGAACATCGTAATGCTTGGTGAGCTTTGAAACTTCACTGCGTGATTTATTATAAGCAGCCTGAGTTTTACTTAGCTGCTGCTGATGTTCGTTGAGATTAGCTGTGTTGAGTTTAACTTCTTTACGAGCTTCTTTAATTGCTGTTCGCAAAGCTTTACTCGGTTGTTCCGTTGCTCTCATTTGAGCTTCAAGGTTTTGAAGCTTAATTTGAGAACTGGTAACCGCTGACTCGTAGCCTTTCGTTTGAAGACTAAGCTCCTTTGTCGCTACAGCTAACCGCTCCGCTTTAACTTTAGCCGAGCCCATTTGAGCTGACGTTTCAGTTAAATCACGCTTAACACTCGCGTAAGATTTAAGGCTGGCAGCACTGGCATTGAGCTTTTTTATCTCAGCCGAATGAGCTTTAACATCCTCAGTCAGTGAGCCAAACGATGTTCTGGCCGCCTTGATAGGCACTGAGTATTGATCAATCGCTGCAATTGCAACTTGATACTTTGAACGATTGCTCATTGTTGCTTCAACCTTTCAATTGCCAAATAAAAACGCCGCACTGCCACGTCTGCTGGTAGTGCGCCTATTTGCTCATCGTTATATGGATAAACGAGCGGCAGATAATCACAGAGCGCTTCTATATCTTTGTCTGAAAGAAGCCTGCCTGCTGGTTTAAAAAATTATCAATATTGACCTGCAATTGATTCCAATCCGGCATAAACAACTTGTCTACTTCGGTTTCGCTTAATCCTGAACAAGCATGAGTGATAAACGCCTGCTTTTTCTTATCCGTAGGCTGAGACTTGTAAATCTTACGCGTTCTCACAGATGGCACTTTTAATTCGATTTCAGTAATCGTACGACCATCATCAGCGACGATTGGCAGAGCCAGTTGAATTTTCTCACTGCCGATTTCAATTCCTAGCAACCAATCCGGTGAGTTCTTCGTAACCAAGCTGAAAATGATTTTTTCTATAGAGTTAAAATCTGGTGTAGATAGCTTATCAAACGTCTTTTCTGAAATGCCTGTTAACGCCAACGTGAACTCTTCAACCACAACATCCTGATCGTCTTGTTCAACATCGACACTGCTATAAATACTGAACGTCAAAGGTTCAAAAGTTAGCGAGGTAATTTCAGTATCATCAACGGTGATTGGATGAAGAAGATTGTGCGTAATTGGTGCAAGCTTTAGTTCTGTTTTCTTTTTGTTTTCAATTTGCAGAGTCATAAATTTTCTCCAAAAAAAGGCTCCCCTTCGGGAGCCAACTAGCTAGAAATTTGGAATGGGTCCACGGACACAATTAGCCGCGACCGAGATTGCTGCGATGCTTCGCCATGATGTCACCTTTACCCAAATCGATATATTGGGTATCTAAGTTAATGTCATAACGGATCTTGCCATCTTCAGTGTGCTTATAGATACGAGGCGCGAATTCAATCGTAGTTTCAGAGATTGCTTGCGATACTCGTGAGCCATCATCGACTTTGTTGATATCAGCCGTGTAAGAACAATGCTCAGCAAATACATTGCCATCTTCATCCTGATAAGAGGCTTTCACGTCAATCTGAACGCGCTCATCTTCTTCAACACCATAAGCCTGTAGTGCTGGTGCCGTTGCACCCTTAAGCTTTAATGTTCCGTTACCGACCGTAACACCCGTACGCTTTTTAGTGGACGCATAGCGCCCACCTTTCGCGTCTTCTGTTTTACGCTCTACCACTGGTGGCGTATGTTCTTCTAACTCACCGAAGAACTTGTGACCTTCGAGCACAACTTCGGCCATTACTAATGTGCGTTGACCTGCCATTACAAGATCTCCGAGATAAAGTTGTCGATAATGCCGATGTCCTCAATGAGGTGGTAAACCATGTGCTCATTTGGTGGGAAGCCAGCATAACGAATTGCGATGTACCAAGTACCGTTGCGGTAGGTTTCAGCCGTATTAAGCTCAGGATGAAGCGATACTTCCATACCGATCACTTCTTCATTCGCTTTTAGCTGAGCACCCCATGCGTTCAGTTTTGAAATTTCTTGTTCCATGAACGATGTGTCGAGATTTTCTGCCATCACCTTTTGCGCAGACTTTTTCAGCTTGCGACAAATGGCTTGCTCCAAACACACTTGATTAATAAAGCGACCTGAAAGCGTGCGGTTACCGAGCAGTGAAATACCGCCCAAGTCCGTTTTGCCGAAGTAGCAAATTCCGTGACGGTTCAACAGATCACCCTCGGTCGTGGCATCAAGAATGTCGTAAGTAATGTCACGCTGTACACCTTGAGCGTATGTGCCTTTGTTACCAGGTGATTCATGCAATGCCACGCCTGCATGACAGCCAACCGAAAGCACCGATGGTGGCACGTATACATTCGCACCAGCCGCCTTTGAATAAATGCTTGGCTGTGGGTCAATCAAGGCTGCAATATCGTAACCTGTATCTTTAGTGGCCAACGTCAATGAATAATCAATGACCGCTTTAGTGCTGGTTGATAAGCCATCTAAGTGAGGGAACGCCATCAATTTCAAAGCTTCCGCTACAAGTGCATCAGATGCTGGTTTTTGATGAGTGTAACCCGGTGCCGCGATGATCGTCGGGGATTCAGTACACAGCGAAATAGCCGCAATACCTGTGCGCTGACCAGTACCCACATCAATACCGCCGATTACGTTGTTAAGTGTTTCAGTAGCATCCACACCTTCCGGTACCACGATTACATACTGAGGTACCGAAACTTTCTTCAAAGTTTCAGTTACGGCGTACCATAGCCAACCCCCTTCTTCACCAGTTGTATCCAGCTTTGCTGCATCAGTGGTATTAGCTACGCGAAATGGCACATTGAAAGGCACATCTGTATGCTTGTCCGGTGCTGTACCTACCCAACAAACGATATGTTGACCCAACGGCCCCGTTGGAGCTGGCAAGGCTTTCTTCACAATAGAAATACCATTGTGAACAAATTGAGGAATTAACATAAATTATTTGCTCTTTACCGTGGTTTTAATTGCAGTCGCTTTCTTTGAAATACGACCGTTAGTGAGTAGGGCTTTTGCCTCTTGTGGAAGAAGTTCTAGCTCTTGGCCTTTGGTTGTCCAATGACCTTTATGCCAAGGGAATGGAAGCTCTACGATGTAGATTTCGCGCTTCGCCTTAGATATTGGTTTTGCTTGGTGCATAACGGCTCCTAACAAAAAGCCCTGCACTAACGCAGAGCTAAGGGTGAATTTTAGGCACAAAAAAACCGCTTTCGCGGCGTCTTTATTTCGTGCTTTCTTTATCAAATGCTGGGCTTAACGGGCCAGACTACATTTGAAAGTTCATAATACTGCTCTGTGACATCTCTCAGATCTTGCCGATACTTACGAAAAGGCTCGATGTCTAAACCTTGATCCAATGCCCGATTTACTAAGTGATCTGCTTCAAGTAAAAGCGGTGCGCGAACTTCGCGAATTTTATCTAGCTCTTTTTTTGCTTGATACTCTCTAAGTGCTGTATCTGCTTCTGCGTCTTGTAAGCCAAGTGCAAGCAGAGTCTCTTTATCAGCTGGTACATTGATTAACTCTTCACCGCGTATCATGATTTTCTCAAACATTAGCTAACCTCCGTTGCTTGAGTTGGAATTCCATAACTGACATATGTTGTCGAATGGTTGTTTGATGAATCGCCCGTCTGAATAGCATCATTCGGTAACGTTAGAGTCTTTCCTAGAAATTTGACGTTAGTGTGTGATTCTTTGTGATTGTAAAATTCTTCACCGTCAGCCAAGACTTTGAAATCAATCTTGTGGTTAGATACGATCAAATACTTTAAGCGTCCGCCACGGAGCATAAAGCCTGAATGGACACGTGCTAAGTATCCCTCGGTGGGCCTGTTGTATACTGTATCGTTCCCCGCCGGATCACTTTTCGCGGCATTACAATATGCTAAAAAACCTACATTTGCGACTGTCTGACGATAACGCTGAAAATTGACGACAGTACGTAAGTAATTGGCGTTCCCGGACCACGGGTGAGATTGGCCGCGAAGCGCGACTAGCGCACCTGCTACGTGACTTGTATTAAAATCACTGTTGCTGTAATTGTTCCACGAGTAGTGCCGAAATATCGTAATTTCAGTTTCAGTATTGCTTGGCATGCTAAAAATAACAGGATAAAAAGTGTCTTTATCACCTTTAATATAAAGCTCAGTAACGTAGCGTCCTTCGGCGTTAATGTCATTCGGCGTTAGATTCTCTTTCCAAGCATCAAGCTCTTCTGTCGCTTGTTCAACTCGGGCATCAATCTCTTTATTTTTATCGGAAACAGTTTGAGTTAGATTATTAACTGCTCCAATCAACTGACTTATTTCTTGTGTACTCACAGTATGAGCTCCTTATGATTTTCTAATTAAGTCTGCACCACTATTAAATGCGGCAGTAAGTCGAGTAATGACATCACTTAACTCTTGGTTCGTAGTATCCAACCTTTTTTTCGTTGCAAAGTACGCTGGTTCTTTACCGGAGAAAAGCTTTGAGTCTTCGGCTTGACTAGTTGCAAGTAAGAAGCGAGCATCTGTTGCTTCCATGTCATACACATCTGCCGTATTCGCTTTCTTTGCTAACTCAGTCAAGATAACGCCAATACTGTCTTTGTTATTCTTTAACGCATGAGCAAGTTCGTAAATGGTATCGAGTTCTGCTGGAGCTAAACCAATCAGATTTTGAATAAGCTGATTTACTTCGGCCTTGGTATAGGTCACTGATTTATCGGCTTTAGTATCAAGCTCTGAAATAGTGACGTTAATCGTCACGTCATCAGTACCGTCAAAGCTAACCTGCCCTGTTGCATGACCTGTTAACGCAATCAAACGCGCGATTTTCAACGCTTTCGCATGATCTGCTGTCGCAGTTAAACGATTAGTGACAGTCAAGTGCTCGACTGTTCCACCGGACTTATCCAGTTTATTTCGCAGCTTACCGTCGATCACACCAAGCAATTCACTGAGTTTGCTTATCATGACATCAATGGGTGTTTGAGCTTCTGCCATTATTACTATTACTCCTTAACGCGTAGGACACCGATATAGTGATCAATGGTAATGGTCATCCCATCCACCATTGAAGATTGATCTTCTGCTACCTGTGAGAATTGAACCTTTGCTTCAGTTGCTGCAGCTTTTGCTTCAATCGCCATTTTCAACACTTCTTCAGCGACCGTACCCACGGGACCTTGCTTGCCCAAACTAACTACATTAAGGCGCGTTCTGCTTGGTGACCGAATCTCTACCATGCTTCGACCTGCTCTCATGCTGACAACATGGCGCTTAACGATTTTCATCGTAATGCGGTTATTCATGGTTTTCCCTAAGTGCTGCTTTGCACTATGCCTCGTTTCAACTGAGCAACACCGCAAGCTATTGGGTACTTATCATTAGAGGGGAATGTCACTAACACTTCCCAAAGTGCATCACGCCAATTATCGCAAGATTGACCTTCGGTCTTATCCGGCGCAATGTGATATTCACTTGCACCACTCGTCGGTTCAGAAATTTTTATTTCTCCTGCTTCTGACGATATTCGTACAAGCAGCTCATCATTACTACTTTTGCGAATTTCCAGCTCTATCGTGGCTCCGGTTAAATCCACCGGCTCTCGATTTCGGTTTTCATCTTCGGTTTCCCAAAGCAAATAGAAGTCGCAAGTTCTACCTTCTGTGATTTCAAGTACTTGCTCATACATAAATGCCTCCTAGCCACCCGCTTTTTCTAACTCAAGCAAACGAAACTCATGCTTGATAGCAATGTGCATTGTGTCTACTTGGCTTTTCGCAAGAATGGCAAACTCTGTATCAATTAAGATATTCAGATTTTCAGTGCCAACAATGACCCTGATCGAATCGCTAGGAAGAGCAGAAAGGTTAAGCGTAAATGGCTGAATACAGTGACCACCTGCGGCTTTATAATTAAGCGTCCTATCGGGTTCAGATATCACACCGAACAAAGTTCCATCATCTAACCAAAAACCGATTTCTCGAATTGCATAGGCTTCTGGACCAGAAAACTTCGCGGCGGCTTGGATACTGCTTCCGCTTGTATCTTTATATTGACCGAACTCAACTCGATCCAACTCATTTTTTAGAGCTAACTGCTCTACGTTTGGGAGATAAGCAGCATCACCGACACTCACCCACTTTAACGCTGCTTGAATACCTTTATCTTGGGCACTAATCGCCGCCTCTAACCCTTTTCGGGTGATGACTAACTTTAATCCTTCATTACTCATGTGATCGCTCTCGCAGTAATACTTGATATAGAAAGGCTATAGCTACCTGCGGCTGGTGCAACGGTAGCTGACGGTTCGTCTGGTATGACAGTTGCCTTTACGGTCAAACCATTAACACTAATAGGTGGACAGACGCCTCCTGCAATGCCAAATGAAACATCTGCATCAGGCATGGGCCACAATACTGCAGGGACGTCTGTATAGCTGACATTTGTCGGTGGCGATTTTGCACCAGACAATGCTATTTCAGTTTCAACACCAAAGACCAAAGATAGTTCTATGGTGTCTCTTGTGGATTTGATGTCATCTAACTTGAGAATAAGATTCTCGATTGTTTCTTTATTAATAGGAGATGAATCTATTTTCCAAGCAACAACATCCAGTGTGTACGGTGGCAAATCTGGACTCTCATACCGAGACTTAATTTCACATCCGTAGCCAATTGTTTCCAAAGCAATTTCAACACCGTCTTTGGTCCCCGATTTCTTTCGTTCAATCTGAGCACTAGCAACTTGATGCCTTTTTATTTTTGTCGAGTCTTCCTTTTTCCAATACGTAACCATTCGGTCTGCTGCCAAATGTGGTAAGACTGACTCCGGTGTTTGATGTGCATTACGTAACTGAGGGAGAGGTGGTGCGACTTGCTCTAGATGTTTGCTTAACGTGTGTTCTAACGCCCGCTCTAATGGGCTCGCGTTATCTGTTAGTAAGCTGTATCTACTCGGTTTCGACTCGGATGTTGACTGACTCAAGATATGGCGCTCCTGTGTGATCACACTTAAAGCTTGCTGCTGGTGAATTAATTTGAACTCGGATACCAGCTCCATTAGTCGCTTTCAGTAGAACATGGTCAATCATAGAGCGATCAATTTCGCCCTCTAACTTGTGCTGGTCTTGACCATATTGAGCGGCGGCGGCATCAGCGGCATTCTGGATAACGTCTTGGTCTGGTCCATTCGGAATATAAAGCACTGCATCTAGCGTCCATCGTTTGATGCTGGCTTTATGCAGGTAAATGATGTCTGTCTCTTGTGCTACAGAGTGAGTACGCATGTAAGCGAGCGTTTCAGACAACAACTCATCACTTGGTGTGCCATCGCCAACGTGAGCCAGCAAGTAACCATCGACAATTCCCGTACTAGGAGCGCGATTAACAAAGCGAGCATCTTTAGTCTGTCCACCAAACTCATGGTCTTTAAACCGATAAGTCACAACTACGGTGTTTTCGTCCGGTGATTGGATTTCCATATCAGGACTGGCACCAGGCGTTAACGCATGGAAGCGATAACCGTTTCGGGTTCCTGTCGTTGCCAGTGCAAACATCGCTAGATAATAACGAGTGAGAAGCTGCTCATTGCTCTCCATGACAGGCTCAACTGGAGGGAAAGCGTTAAGGTCGCCCTCTTCTAGTACCAATCGGGTTAAGCCCATATCAGCAGCAATCGTGTCCACCATATCGTCTTGGGTGGCGTACATGCCAAACATCTGTTTAGCGTTTTCATTCCAACGACGATAATGGTTCTGCAGAATGACTGTGAAGACTTGCGTAAACTTGGTAAGTATCTCCGCATTATTGTTCAGCGTTTCTTCAACGGCGGAAACATCAGCTGGTGCAATTTCGTGTAGAGCATCAAGCAGCTCTGTCTTAATGCTTTTGTATAAGCCGCCGAAATCCGGCGTACTCAAAAGCGTTGGCTCCGGCAACCGAGCCAAATGAGGAAATCTTTTCATGTGGACTCTCTATTCTGCTTGAGGCAATTCGATAGTAAATGGATCAACTACTCGACCGTTCCATTTACCGTAAAAGATAACTGACGTACCGTTTTGCGTTCGTTCTGCTACAACTCTCGATGGCTCAAAATCTTCAAGTCCATTCACAGGGTTCATGAACGCGCCCATGGCGTAAGTTTGAATCAATGCCAATGTGGCATTGTTGGTATTCCGTGAGAGCGTTGCTGGTAGTTGGCTACCAAATCCTCGAACTTTATTCCTTGCCGAGATGTAAGTCGTCATCACTTGAGTGACACGGCTAATGAATTGATTCCAGCCTGTAATAGTGCGTCCGGTTTTCCGGCACATGCCAACCATACTAGCCATTACGTCACCTTATATGTTCCTGCTGACGAACCACCTGTTACTTCTACTTCGGCGTTCTTCTGTATGTGATTAACAATGCCTTCCGCAAATGCCACCCACCAATCATGGCCAGCACAAGTTTCAGCTAATGGTTTGAAGCCTGCTTCCGTCATTGCCGCTTCTATCTCTTGAGCTAGTGCCTCTTTATCTAACGCCATTAAGCACCTGCCATTACAACTTTTGAACAATCACCATGGGGTAAGCCTGTCACCATGCACCTATGAGCACCAGTAACTACACCCTCACCACCGTTTAATAAAATCTTCGGGGCGTCCACGGTCGCATCACCACCTGACGTCACTGCGGTTTTACCACCAACTTTCACTGTGGCATCACCTGCGACTTTGACATCCAGCATATGTTTTTTCTTGTCATAACAAACCCGGGTTCCATCGGGATAAACTCGCAGAATCTGATCAGGGTTATCGGTAGGCAGTGGAAACTGATCACTTGGAACACCAATCAAAGCAATACTGGTCGCGGAGTTATCCCCACCGCAAACATTTAGCAATACAGTTTGCTCTCCAATACTAGGAAGACGATATTCAGCAACATCGCCTGCACACGCTGAAAACCATTTTATAAACGGCGTTTCATTGTCACCGAACTTTACTTTGATTCGCTTATGGTCATCGCTCCAACCAGAAACTTTACCGACTCTAATCATGTTGTTTAGGCGGCGTTTCAACTCAATGATTTCTTTTTCTTGCAGAGAAAACTGCTGAGAATACTCTTCTAACTCAGCCTGAACTATCTGCTGGATTAACTCTCGCATTCTCAAGCTCCTTGTATTCATCCGGCTTTTCGGGGTGCTTAGGGTTAATTGCTAAGAAGATCCCTAACACTTTTGAGTCTTCTTCAGGTAAATTACCGAGATAAATGTTTTGCCACCATTCTGTTTCCCAGCACTCATAGCCATCTGTGCCAGATTTAAACATGCCTTGCTGGCTAACAATCTTCTTTGGAAAACCAACAGTCTTACCAAGACCAAAGTTGTTGTTAAACGCAATTCGACCAACTGCACTCGCCAAATCCTGAGCAATCAAGTCAGCGTTTCTATTTTCTGTATCGCTGTAAGCTCTGCTCACCAGACAATACACTTTCACGCGAACTGGCTGCTTTATCCTACTATCGTTGGCAATCGATAATTCACCGTATTCATCTATGGCTACATGGCATTCAAGTCCAGTCACTTTGTACTTACCGTAAAGCGCATATTCATGAACAGGAACGCCTTTGACGCGCTGTTTCAGCACTTCAACGACTTCCATGTAATAATCACTTGGCTTATTCAACGTTAATTGCATAATTTAGCTCTTGTTTTAGTATTTCACCGAATCGCTTATTTACCTGCTGCTCTAAGCGAAGCAATATCTGACTCGCTTCATCTTCAATAGAAATACCGACAGCTTGAACAGGGAAGCGACCAATTAAGTCTGGATCACGAATAGGCCTATAAGATGCCGACTTGCGATTCTGACGAACAACATCATGCTGCATAACTCTGTTTCGACTGGCTCGGATATAAACTCGTTCATCACCATAAATCCTGGTGTAGAAAGCACCGTCAAATTGATGAGAGCCTGCCTTAGTACCAGCAGCATTCTGCCGGACACTACCAAGGTTTTCTGCCGAAATAGCTAACAGGCCAACCCATAAGTTGACTGTCTTCTTGTTTTTGTCATAAGCCAAGATAAAACGATTCTTTAAAGCAGCTTGTTTGATACTCAGCTCTTTACTCAAGTTACGCAGAGTGTAAGTTCGTAGCCATCTCCCTGTTTTCTTGAGCGCTCGCTCTATCGCCTTAGCGACCTCCTTCTCCATCCCTTTAAACTCATCTGCAATTAATGCAGTTTCGTTTGATAGATCAAAGCTAAGTGTGCCGGAATTGGTTCGCCTTTGGTGCGCACCTGACTGAGTCAAGTTAGAGGAAGTTATCATTTGGGTTCACCCGCTGCCCGTTAGGCTTCATACTAAGAATAAGTAATGAAGTTGTTTCATCTGGGTATAACACATCAGCGATATGCCGAGTCCCGAATTGTGTCTCAACAGAAGATCCTATGACCAATTCCTTTTCTATCCGACAATTAAAAACAGTTAAGGCTCCGTGTTCAGCTATGAAGGCTACACGTTGATTTGAATTTTCTTCCGGCATTAATTTTGAATCAAAGATAGCTTTGATATCCAAACTTGAACCGCTTCTTAGTAAAAGCCGAAATTCAGATGCCATAGCCCCTTCAATCGCAAAGTCCGCACATCTCAGTGCCTCATCAAATAAAGAGTCAAATTCCATATCCAAATTCCAATTTAGAGCGAAACGTGTTCGCTCTAATTTTTTTCATTGTTAATTCTGACCGATTGGGGTAGCCAAGCCTGCTTCCACCGCTTCCATCGCGGTATCTATATCTAAATACGGGGTATCACCACTCTTGAGCAGCACTGTCTTTTGGTCTTGCAAATACTGAAACGACTTGTCTACGAAAACTTTCACATTGGCTTTCTCAGTGGTGTGTACCTCTGTCGGCTCTCCTGCGCTTAGAGTCGTGGTATTGTTTGGGAGTTCAAAGGCAGTACCCGTAAGCATTCCCGAGTCTTTTCGGCTTTGACTCTCGGCTTGTTTACTTTGATCACTGGTAGGATATTCACCGTCATTTCCTTTCGTTTGCGACAGGTTTTTATCATCAGATTCACCCATTTTTGGCAATTTTTCTTCCAAATCGTCGATGATTTCATTGAGCTGAACTTCGGTAGTTCTATCTGTGTATTGAGGTTCAGTAATTCCGAGTTCAGCGCAAAGATCATCAATACGTTTTCTCTGATTTTCCTTTCGGCTCATGATTGGCTCCAAAGTAAAAATGGGTCCGTGGACCCATTTGTTTTTTAATTAGTGATAGACAGAATTAACCGACTTTAACAACAACAACTTTGTTAACGTCAATGAAGTACATTGCAGGTGCGGATTCCGTTTTTGTGTAGCGAATTTCTGGGTCGCCATTTTCAGTCCAATCTTTCACGTAGCGCTCAACTACATCAAAGCCCTCACGCTGAGCGGATAAGTCTTGGATTTGGCCGTACAAACGCGCACCTCGCAGTTCTGTATGTGCAAGAATCAAAGTGAAGTCGCGTTGAACTTTCTTCGTTTGGCCATCACGGTCAATGTAAGATTCATCAACAACAATGATAGTTATATCACCCAAATTTCCTTTGATGCTAACCGTGGAACCTAAGTCTTTTAGTGCCGTTTCAAGCTCGGATTTAGAACCACGGCGTGTTTCCAGCGCGTCATTAAACTTCTTAAACTTACGCATAAGCGCCCACGTTTTAGGGTCGGTAATGATGGTGTTAGTCAAACCTTCAGAAACCGCCGCCCAACTTTCAATATCACCGACGATGTCATAAGTATCAAAGTCTTGAGCCACCCACTGAGCAGACGAGAGAAGCGTGATCATGTTGTTCGTATTACGGCCTGCATCAATTTCGTAAGGTATTTCAATATAAGGGCTGTCGATCACGCATTTACCGTCATAGACCATCTCTGCACACATCAGCTCTTCACGGTCACTAACTGCTTGCTCTTCGATATCTAGGTTTTGCATCACAATCGCGTTTTGACGCGAACCTGCTGACATAGAGCCTGTGATCGGCTCTCCGGGGCGACGTTTTACGCTTTGGTTCGCCGTTACTGCGTGTTTCGACTTCACGTATGCAGGCTTAAAACTTGAGGTTTTAAAGCCTTGATTACGGTCCACTGCCGCACCTATCATTGGTGAGCAAAATGCTGCAATCTTGGTTTTATTTGGGATCATATCGAGATCGACTTTTTCCGTGTCGAAAGTGTACGACTCGCGGAAGAAGAAGCGCATGAAGAAATTGTCACGACGAATACCTGCTTCTTGAATGGCTCCAAGCAGTTCGCGAGTGGTGTAATTATCAGGCATAAGAAGCTCTTTTTTCTAAATTCAAAGAAAACGACGAATTAGTATTCATCGTCTACGAAAACTGCACTGCCAAGAAAAGCCGCACGTTTTTGCTTGTTTGTTGTGACCGTATCAGGCCAGTTCACAAAACCAATGCGGAAGCCACCTTGTAGGTAAACTGTCGATTCTTGATCACTGCCTGTATTCTTCACATCACGAGCTGAGATAGCGATGGCTTTGCCTGATGTACCGTCCCATTCCACCAATGTGGCCTCGTCGGTCTCGTCAACCATTAATGGTGTTCGAGCAGGAAAAGAAACGCCCGTTTTGATTGTTGCTCGCGCCGTTACTGGTACGCTAATCAAAAACTCATCTGGTATGTATACTGATGGTTCTAACATGCTCGTTTCCTTGTTAAATGCGTGTGTATGAAGAAGCTAGCGCTTTGATGTTCTTTTGCTCTTCGGTGACATCACCGGAACCAACATCATCACCAAGCGGGTCACCATGCTCTGCAGCCAGCACCATTAATGCCGATTCGTTTTTCGCAGTGGCACTGACAGGTACTGATGCAAGCAATACCTTGGCTTCATCAACGCTAAGTTTAGGGTTACTGGCAAGTTGCTGCGCGAGCGCTTCACGCCCTTTGGCTTCTTCTAGGCCAATGATGCCCATGCAGCGTTCACGCTCTTTTGTGGTTGGGTCCGTAGACTTATCACTTTGCGCACTCGCTTGTAGCTGTCCTTCAGCTAATTTTTGCGGAGTCGCTGGATCGGTGGCATGTTGTTGACTACCCTCCTTACCCATTGCGACTGGTTTATCTTGCTCCGTCATAGCGGCCCCCATATCAAAGGTGGTTTGTTGTTTCTTGAACTGTTCAGCCATTATCTGAACAGCATCAAGCCCGTTGATGACTTCGTTTGCGAAGCCAGCATCCACTGCAGCTTGGCCTTCATAGACCTGCGCCTCAGTCGATAGAATCGTTTTAATATCGACGCCCATATACTTAGCAGCTTTACCTGCAAACATCTGACGTGTGCTCTCTGCTTCGGACTTCCATTTATCTCGCACCTCTTTCGGCAGAGATTGGTAAGGATTACCATCGGCTTTGTGGTCACCTGCTGTGACCAAGGTGATTTCCACACCTTGCTGAGCCAACATCTTTTCGATGTTGGTGTGCGCCATAATCACACCCACGGAACCTGCTATCCCAGTTTGAGTAATGAGACGCCTTGAACACGCACTCGCGATCATTTGGCCTGCACTGCAGTGCATGTCATAACCGAGGGACCAGATTGGCTTGGTTTCACGCATATCTGCGATTTTATCGGCCAAATCGAAGCAACCTGCGACCATGCCGCCGGGAGTATTCATATCTAGCAAAATAGCTTTGACTTCAGGGTCTGAAAGCGCTTCTCGTAAGCGGTGCATGATGCCGTCATACCCTGTCATTCCAGAATAAGGTTTGATGTGGCCATACTTATGAACCAACGATCCATCAATCGGGATAATGGCTATACCCTGAGAGACTTGATAACTGCGGCTGCTGCTTCGAGTCCGAGAAAAACCAGAAGCGATTTTTTTCATATCATTCTCGCGCAGGGTTTGCCCTTCGGTGTCGGTTAACTTGACCACATTACCTAAACGCTGGCTGAGCGCCGAGAAAAACACTCGAGCATAGCCAGCTTCTAAAGCGAGCGGCCTGTTAAATGTGTTGCTAATGAGATGTTGTAAATTATTCATTTGGACTCTCGATTGGGTTGTCCGGTGCTAAAGCCTGTAGCTTCATCCAACTCGGTGGTGGCAAACCTTTCGATTTACGTTCTTCCATTTCGGCCAACTGTTGATCAAAGATTTCTTGATAATCTTCACCGAGAAGCGCGAGCTCCTTCTCATACGTTGATAAACCTGATTCGATACGCAATACGGCTTCTTTGACTTCTTTCAATCCGTCAATAGCAAGTCGACCGGAGCCTATCCAATCACTCTTGGTCCAAGCATTACGGCGTTCATAGAAGTTAAATCGCGCTTTGCTCGGCAGCTTGATGTAGCGACGCAAGAGCATTTCTTCGAATATAAGCGCAAAGATCTGACTGGCGAATCGGTTAGCAATGATTTTTCGTCGACCCATGAAGTAACGCCATGAATCGTTGTGCGAAGCACGAATGGTGCTGTAAGACATTTGTGCGTAATTACGCGAGAGCTGTGCGTAATCCACACCTAATCCCGCTGCAACGTAACGGATAATGGATTGCTCCAATGCAGCAAATCCATTGTCGGCGTTTCCTGCACTATGCAGGTTTATTTTGTCACCAGGCATGAGATGCGGCAGTTTAACGCCGTTAAACTTTACTTCGTTGGTGTCATAGTATGCGCCGTAAGTCATGAGCATCTTTTCGACCGCGCCATTTTGGTGCGCACCGAACAAGTACTCCATAGCTTGGTCAGATCCAAGCTCTGACTCGATACTTGCTGCATACATGGCGTTAACAATCGCTCGCTGTAACGTAGTGTTCTGTAATGTGTCGAGCATCTTCAGTTGCTCTAAACACGATAAGAACTTATTCACGCCGCGACATTGCCCGCCTTCGGATGGCTCAAAGATATGCAAGAATCCCATTCGGCCCGAGCGTAAACGCTTCGGTACTTCACGCCATTTTTTGGGAGATCCAAAGTTATCTGCTCCTTCTTCTATGAAGTAGGAAATGGCCTCGCCATGTTGGTTAAAGCGCATCCCACCACGTTGATGGGGTTTATCTAACGTATAGTTGGGATTATTAACTTTACGTGGCGCAACCATTCGGATGCAGGTAGAAAAGTGTGAATGGCGGCGGTCTATCCATTCCGGCTTCGCCATAATTTCGCCAGTGTGGGCATGCGTTTCTATTCCCTCACGCATCATCATTGTGAACGTTCGGCGTCCTTCTGCGTCTATAAGGCAGTTCGGGTCTTCGGCTATGTCACGAAAAATGGCTTCGACCTCACGCACAAACCCTTTGTCTGGAGTAATCCCAAGCAATAACCAATTCGGTTTGTAACTGAGGCGAAACTCAGAACCAATGATGTGATCTTTATGTAGCTGGATACCGTTCGCTGCAATACCATTATTACGCGTTACATCGTCTGTTCTGGCGTTCGCATGCTTCATAACAGGCAGGAACGCTGCATCTACCGATTTTGACGGAGGGTTCCAATCACTCATCTGGCCACCAAACCCTGAACCGCCAGCTCTATACACCGCCTCTCTTAATGGTGTTTGGCCATCTGCAGCCAGTAGTCCGGTGTGTGTCATTAGAATAAAACTCCTGCAGGGCGACGACGACGCACATTAGTCATACCAAGTTGCGTCTTTAATTCATCAATGTAATTCTTGAGTTGATGGATATTTGCGTGATTGAAATCAACACGTCGACCATCTTTAACTATTGACACTGCCATAGTGCCCGTTTGGAGCTTGTGATAAGCATCCTCGGCTTGACTCAATTTATCTCGTAAAGACACTTAGCTTCCTTTTAACCGTTCTGCTGCGGCACGAATACCGCTCATTTTTTGGGAGTTTGGTGATGAAATCTGAGGAAGTGGGTCCGGCTCTGTTAAGACAAAACCAAACTTTTGCACAAGGATATTCAAAGCGGCATGAGCATAGTTCCACCCATCCAATGCTTCATCAAACGGGTGATATTGCTTAACCCAACGCCAAGCTCGCTGACCATTCTTTTTAATTTCCAGCTTCTTGGATGCGCTACAAAGTTGTTTAAAGAACTCGTCGCCACAAATTGCATCATCAACCGGGAAATGAATACAGCCTGGTACTGCTTCACCGCTTGGTGATGGCTGTAAACCAAGACGACCATACAAACGAGCTTTGATGCCATCCGTACCTAATCGAGTTAAGTAGACTTTCTTGCTATTTTTCTTACGAGGGAAGTTTGCAATGGCTTTTCCGTATTGGTTTTCACCTTGAATTGGAATAACCCAAAGCGAACCATGGCGGCGGCTCATTTCATAAACATCATCTGTTTTGTGTCCCATGGCATCCCAACACCACAAACGGACATCCATGATTTCACCATTTGCTTTTTTGTATTGGTTGTAAAGCTTTTCACCTGCGGCCTTTTTAAGTTCTTCACTCGATAAATCACCGAGCAAAACGATATGATCAATAAGCCAGCATTCTTCACCTTTACCCCACCCCCACACAAACATTTCAACACGGTCGTCTTGGGTATCTATACCACCAGTAAGAACGCTTGCTCGATCAGCCACTGGATTATCTTGTCTGTTTCCTTTCCACCATATTTCGCGGCGTGTTTGGAGCGTTTCCCAATCAAGCTTATCGCGATTATCACCTTCCCATAGTTCACCGAGCACTAGGTTGATGAATGGCTTTAGCTTTGCAGGATCGCCTTTACAACTTAAAAACTCTTTAACCAAACCAATCCAGCCCGAGGACAGGTTCAAGCTGTATCCAGCCCAACAATGTAGACCTACTGTTTCAGGAGTAGGCTCTGCTTCACCTGATTCAGAGAAGAAGTTAATCCCGTCTTTTGTCCACGTTCCATCTTCTGCAATCCAACGACCAGCCTTTTGCATGCTGGATAGTTGGTTGTAATAAATCTTGCCTTGATGATCACCTTTGCCATTACAGCTAATGCATGAATAATGCGCTGTTCTGGCTTTGGCTTTTATGCTGGTTTTTGAGTTATCCCATTTCATACCATGCTTGGTATCAGGAGTTCCCCATTCTAAAACTTGCTCATGGCCACAATGCGGACATGGCAAATAAAACCTAAAGGTCAGATCCATCTGAGCCATTAAGTTTTCAATATGTGATTCCCCTGCAATCGTTGGAGTTGTTCCCCAACGCTCCATCGGGAACGCTGCACCCTCTAAACGAGTGCGAGCCAGTTTGATTGGTGAGCCCTCTTTGCCTAGCTCCCAATCCCAACCGTCAACCTCATCACCAAAAATTGCAGATTTGGTCATGCGGCGCATGTTTTTTGGTGTACCAGCTCCTTTAATATCGAGCGTCCACCCTAACCCCACCTTCTTTTTGGTGGTGTTTTTCTCATTATTCGCAAACAGAAACGGAAAGATTTTCCGCATGATGGGCATCTCTTCCCATGCTGCGTCGATTTCATCAATCGTGAAATCTTTTGCGTCGTCTTCTGTTGGCTGGTAAATAGCAATGTTGCTTCCGTACTGAGCCTGTAAACAACTCACGGAACCAACTAAAACCTTGGAGTAACCAATACGGGCTGACTTTTGCCAAGTCACGCACCGTATATCTCGGTTACACATCATATTTAATGGAACAACCTGCAGAGGCATTGTTGTCCATTGGCCTGCTGTCTGAGATGAGCCAGCAGGTAATCGGAAATGCTTATCGCACCACTCAGTCCCTGTAACTGGTAGAATTCTCTTCATCCCCGACAAGCCACGACGGACTGCTGCCCGGATCGCTGTCCATGTAATCTGAGAGGTCAGGAAGGATGTCTGCACATTCATTTACTGCTGCCGTGAGTTCTGCTTCCAGTACCTCGCGCACTTCCGGCGGCATGTCTGGATATGCGATTTTCATCTTCGGGATAAGAGAGTCGTGGCGACTTGCCAATCGACCGCCTAATTGCTGAAGCGTCTCGACAATAAGTTCGATAGGTGCATATGACTTTTCAAATAGCACACGCTTAGCTCGCTTCATCGCAATGTTCTCTCGCTTCTCTTCAAGCTTGAGTCGTTGCTCTTCACGCGCCATTTCTTCGTCCTCATCTTCCTCCGTTTCCGGTTCTTGTGTGGGACTTTTAAGCTGTGATTTATAAGTGATGTACGCATGATTACATGCGAGAGGATTCATGCCGTCGCGCCCTTTGGCGGCTGGCAAGATCCCTTGCTGCGTAAGGTTTCTGACCTGCCTTTCAGAGATGCCAAGGAGCTTTGCTATATCCGACTGCGTGAATCTCTTGTCTGGATAAAATAGATTGCTCATTCATGGTCAAAAACCGGAAACCGGAAACCCCCTAAATCAAAAAAAAATTTCAACGAGCGACTTCCTGCGGTTTAGCCACCCGTAGTTTACTATCTAGCGCCAAAGGACCCATTGCGACCGTGGTCGCAGCTGGTAGGCTTAGGTGATTGGGATAGCACACGCAGGACCATAGTCACCACCGCTGCTAGGGCATTAAGTATGGCGTAAACCATAACGCTAACATGCACTTCAACAAGAGGAAGAAGTGACACGATCAAGTTCATAGCAATCAGAGCGAACGACCACTTGATTGACCACCATTTGCCTGACTGTTTCCAGTTATCAATCAACTTCATGACTTACTTCCTTTGATGCTTGGATAGCCATGATTATGGCCTCTTCAAGCTTTTGCGTTGCTTCTTTCATAAGTGAGGGATTATTCGTTGGCTGATTAGTCATCAAACGTTCTAATGCCTGCCCTTGCGTGTTCAGAATTGCCTCAAACATAGCTACCTCATTGCGCCGATTGGATACGCGCAATCCAACGCACCACCCACATATCCATCTAACAAATGTATAGTCTGCCCGTTCAGTTATCGTTACCTGTCCACGTGGAAGTTAATCAGTGCTATTTCTCTACCTGTTTGTTCTGGTACCACTGTTTAACTTTATCGGGCTTCTGCCCACACTTCTCTAATGCACCCTTCCAAATTAGGTCACGTTCAACAGCTTCATCCCTTGTAAGGGGAGGACTATCGAAAGGAATATCACAAGGTGTTAGAAAAGCAGCCGGTGGAAGAACTACCACATCACGAGTCTGCGTCACTACTTTTAGATCCGTAGTGCTGCCACATGCTGTCAATAACATCGGCAGGCAAACGCTTAGAGCCACAATCATCTTCTTCATTCTGCAGTAGTCCTTTTAGTTCCCCAACAGCCTTATTCACCGTTGCGTCCACGGTCGCATTGTAGGATTTCATGTAATCAACGGCTTTACGCTCATCTTCAAGGTACTGAGTGAGCGTGTTAATCGTTGAGTTTAAATCAGTGTTGACTTGAGTAACCGTGGCAATAGACAGCTTAGCTGTTGCCAACTCGGCCTCTTTGGTTTCGAGTTTTGAATCTCGGGTTTCAATCTGAGTTTCCAAAAAATCAACACGTAAAGTAAAAAAGCCAATTGCTAATCCGAGCAACGCAATCAAAAGACCATTAACTTTAGTTATCAAAACAAAGCTCCATCTCTTTCTGTCGCCGCTTGACTAGACCCGGTAATTTCTTACCTGCGCCATACACCCAAAAGCGCAGCTCATTGCATGCGTTCTTGTAGTTGCCTTGGCGAATGTGTTTAAAAATACGTGTCTCGCTACCGTCAGGGTTCTTCCTGAATCGCGTGCAGCCTGTGTTGAATATGAATGATGTGAATGCATCAATTTGCCCTTGGCTCATCGAGGCGTCACCCATTGAAGTAACGAGACATTTTTCTGAGGATTGAATGTTGCGAACCCAATCTTTTGCAATTTGCTCTTTCGTCTTAGGCTTTCCTGTAACATTGTGCGTATTACCAATCCCATCAGTAGCTAAGCCAGCAGGGCAAACATAAGGCTTCAATCGGCAACTTTCCGCATTGCCGATCAACTCTAATGCTTGAGGTGAAATAATCAGTTCCCCGACAATCTCACCACCAACCTCAACCACTCCGACCGGGGCAGAAGAAGTTTCTGTTTGATATACACCACCTGTAACTAAAGCGATGATTGCCATCACTGAGCAAACGACCTTGTTCTTCTGCTTCATTTGTTCACTTCCTCAATGATGCTACGCTCAACTCTGTCTCGTAACAGATTGTGATTCTTTGCTTTGAAATACCAAGACAAAATAAAAGACGCGATACCGAGCACAATGCCGAAAATAACCCCCCACTCACTAACTGAAAGCGCACCCAAAAGCGTGGTGAATCCTGCCCAAAAAATAGTAGAGTCCGTTGCAATTTCCTCGGCTTTTACCGAGAAGCCAGTTCCTAGCCCCCATGCTAGAAGCTTTACAATCCAGCCTTTTTTTCTGTTCCCTAACATAGTGACTAAAAATGCCTCACGGCACACTCCTATAAATTTTTAAACGACTCGACCGTCGACAAATACGTGCCTTCTTCCATCTCAACACCAATAAAACAGCGGTTTAACTTCACACATGCTTTACCTGTTGAGCCGGAACCCATGAAAGCATCAAGCACCACATCACCTTCTCGACTGCTAGCAGTGAGAATGTGCTCCAGCATTTCCGCTGGCTTTTCGCATGGATGTTTACCCGGGTAATACGCGACAGGGGAAAAGGTCCACACATCGGTATAAGGAACGTCACTTGTGACACTAAATGGACGACGCAAACTTTCGTACTCCGCTTTTAAATCATCATACTGACGAGTCAGTAATCGATAATCAGCGTTTAATGCATCGTATTCTTTTGTTAACTCATCATGAGAACGTTCAAGCTTTCCTGCGTGGTCAGAAAACAACGCTTGCAGCTTTTCGTATTGTTCACGATTCGGAAGTTTCCATTGGCTATCACTAAACCAGTGCGAACACATCTTAGTGCCAGTGGCTTCATTAATTTCTTTGGCTGAAATGCCAAGTGACTCACGCGCTTGTTTGAAATAATTAATCAGAGGTTCAAATACCTCTTTCTTTAACTCCGCGCATCGTTTCGCATAGCCAGCGACGCCTTTAGCATGACCTTCAGCACCGTAATGTTCAGCGAACAACACACGCTCGGTAGCAGGAAAAAACGAACGTAAGTCAGTCTTTCTCATTCTGCGCCATGGCCCGTTTGGCTTAGCCCAAATGATATTGTTCAGCACATTAAAGCGCTGCCTCATAAGCAATTCAGTGTCAGCAGAAAGCTTGTGGCCACAAAATAAGTAGATACTGCCTGCAGGCTTTAGAACTCGCCAAAACTCAAGCATGATCTCGTCTAACCACGCCAAGAACGTTTGAACATCTGGCCACTGATTATCCCAAGCGTTTTTCTTTACTTGGAAATAAGGTGGATCAGTTAAAACAAGGTCAACGCTGTTATCCGGTAAGGTTTTTAGATAAGAAATGCAGTCTGCATTAAACAGCTGCACTGTATTATTTAAGAAGGAATGATTCATAGTGCCTCCGAGCTTAGGCGCTCTTGGCACTCTCCTTAACCAATGTCTTGCACCGTTTGCATTTTATCGAAACAGTGCCAATAAATTCACATAACTTTGCGCCACACTTATAGCAGCGCAGTTCTATTAGTTTTGTCATATAGTCTCACTTTCGTGTAGACTCCAACCGCTTTGCAAAGCTGGATGGGCCTTGGTTTGGCTTATGACTAGCGTAATAGGTCAGATGGCTGTGAAGTGTTCCCGCACTTAACAGCCGCCCATTTCATTGCCGTAAATATTCACAGCTTCCTCTCCGTCTACAACGGGTCTCTGGTACTCAAGGCTGCTCCAAATACGAAAAAACCCCGCCGAAGCGAGGTTTCTGTAACATTCTAAGAAGTTTCAATTCTTATCATTATTGTTGATGGGTTATAAAAACCGCATCTTGGTAAAACTATATACTTACAACCCTACCTTTTCAACTATATATTGATAATAATTTATCAATTTACGCTACATGTTGTGTTGTTAGGCTAATTTGTAATTCGCCTAGCTGAGTCGTAATTAGCCTCTTATCTCCGGTATAAGTCATACACCCTGATACTAATAATTGCTCTACAACAAATTCTAAATGAGCTCGACCTGCTTCTTCAGTCTCTTTGTCCCAAAGCAACATAGAGTCAATAGTGGTAGGTCCACAGTTAGCACTTTCAAGGATACTTAGCACTAAATTTGCTTGTTCTGGTTTTACGTTCATTTTTAACTCTCCCGGCGTTTAAATCACTTCCGACACTAATTACTTGCCGAGAGGAAAGCCAGTCTTATTAACGGTTAAACGTTGGTGTGTGATACAGAGCTGGTTTGACTATTTAAGCGGCTACCACTAACCATTCCAAGCACCTCATTGGTTGCCTCTTTCAAGAGAATATCCCTTTTATGCCAATGTCTAAAAATTAAAGGCAGGTGCTCTTGTCGTACTATCTTCCTGCCTAACTTCACCGCCCAATGAAACTCTGCTACGGCACCTTCGCTCATACTCCAACGAGGAAGAAGAACGACCACATCACAAACTTCAAGCATGGCATGGGCAAACTTCATGTATTCCGGTTCACTCATGCCTTTTGGAAGTAGGGAGGTGTATAAGGCAGCATTACCTGAATCGGCAATCAGGTCAGAAACACTTTTGAACGCTTCAACGTTGTAATTGGGCTGGTCACTCACTGGACCAGCAATATAAAACTTCATCATATGTTTTAGTTAGCCTTCAAAGTCTTCTTCTGCTATCAATGGCTTTCCATCATCGTTCCAGTAATATTGACCATCCTTCTTATTGATGATTCCTCTTGTAATAAGTTCATCAGATATAAATTCAAGTAACCTCTCAAGACCTTGCTTTTCAGTGATCGCCTGAGAAAAAGAAATTGTTTCAACCTCGCAGCGCTTACCTTCAATATTAATGAATTTGCCTACTGATAGGTTCTCTACCACTTGTATTGTTGTTGCCATCAGATATTCCTCAATCCTTAATTTAAGCGGCTATCGTGTTTGAAATCGGCTGACCAAAATTAGCCTGAACTAGAGCCTTGGCTAAAAGAGGTGGTACCGAGTTCCCCACCTTGGCCACTTGCACTTTCTTCGATAATTTTTTACCTGCACTGTTATGGCCAATGATGTAATCATCACGAAAGCTCTGAGCCTTAAACAGCTCATGTGGCTGCAACATCCTTAGTCCAATATCAACAACCATGTACGGATTGCCTTTAACAACGACAAGAGCAAATCGGTCTCTAGTCGTAATTGTGTTCAACGGAGCATCCAAAGTTTGCATATTGTCGGTACCATAATAAGCAATCAAGTACGCTCTAACTTCACCGAAGTGATTTCCTCCTGAAGTAATCGTATGGAGCGGCTCATTCATAGACTGCCCGACGTTACCGTTACGAAGCTTTACAATATGACTAGTGACCAAAGCAAAACTTCCACCCTTTGGATAAGCGGTAATGGTTCTCAAAGGTTCATTGATTGACATATTACGTTGACTCGAAGAATTCGCACATTCAGTAAGGAATGGAATAATCGTTTCATCTGGTGCGATGTATGGGTCTTCACAATCAATAACGTATCTTTGTAGGCCTTTTGCGATTCTGGCCAAAGTCTTTTCTGCTAACGGTTTTTTTCGTCCAAAAATAGACGTGACTGGAAGGCTCCAATCAATACTGTCTGCGGCGGTAACATAAGGTATTAGGTCTTCACCATGCGTTGGGTCAGGCCAGATATTTTTCCCACCATCTTTACGCGCTATCATGAAGAACCGTTCTCGCGTTGTTCCCGCACCATAGTCACAAGCGGCTAAGACCTTGTGATCCAATGCATAACCAAGACCTTTAAACAATTTCAATTTTTCTTTAACATCAAATTCAACACCAACAGCTCTACACATTTCTAACCATGATGGGTGTTTTGGCGTTAGCCCGACAGTTAGCACTTTCACAAACGCTTCAAACGTTTCACCTTTCTTTTCCGGGTCGGGTCTCCACTTACTATTAATCTTTTTCAATGGTCCCCAAGTGGTAAACTCTTCAACGTTCTCCAAATGAAAACCTCTCATATCAGAGAGAAGCGCCCATCGCACAACTACCCATGCCAAGCCTCGAATTTTTTGATCCATCGGCTTATCACCTTTGGCTTTTGAAAAGTGAGTGCAATCAGGGGAAAACCAAGCAAAACCAACAGGGCGACCTTGGCAAACTTTCTTAATATCAACATCCCAAACCGATTCACAAAAGACCTTAGTGTCTGGGTGATTTAAGCGATACATATCTATCGCGGCAGGATCATGATTAACAGCAATGTCGGCACTACGCCCCAAAGCCATACGGACTCCTTCACCAGCACCGCCTCCGCCAGCAAAGTTATCGACCACTAATTCATGAGGGAGAATCTGATACATCACGCTATCCTCGCTTCCACTAAATTATTCATTCTCATATCCATTTAAGGCAGCATCATAAAAAATGGTGCCAACGACCTGTGGAGGTGGTTCCGTTCTCCACTCTGAAACCCATTTATCTAACCAATCCATAGCTTGCTGCTGAGACATCTGATTGTGCGTCATAACATAAGCTACGAGTCGGTTCGAATCAGGCTGCATGTTTGACCTTATGAACAGGCGTAAGCAGTACGAGCACCGCGAGCAAAGGTATCGCGGAATGGAATATCATCATCGAAATCCATAGGTGGCTCATTGTATTGCTGTGGTGATGGTTGTGGAGCTGGCTGTTGAGGCTGGCCCCAACCTCCTTGATGAGGATTGTTTGGTCGACTATCTAACATTCTCATCACACCGTTGAAGCCTTGAACAATAACCTCGCTGGTGTAACGGTTTTGTCCGCTTTGATCTTCCCATTTACGAGTTTGCAATCGACCTTCGATGTAGACTTGAGAGCCCTTGCGTAGGTGTTCGCCAGCAATTTCCGCTAACCTGCCTCCGAGAATTACATTGTGCCACTCGGTTTTTTCACGTTGTTCGCCTGTAGCTTTATCACGCCAGCTTTCAGACGTGGCCACGCTTAACTTAGTCCATGGTCTATTGTTGCTGCCGCCATAGCGCACTTCTGGATCACTGCCAAGGTTGCCGATAATGATTACTTTATTAATTCCACGGCTAGACATTATTCAGTTCCTTCTAACAATGCTTTAGCGCCCTCACTGATGTTCTCTTCTGTCACCGACATCAATTGCGCTTCTTTAAGCTGAGCAACGAATTCTTCGCTTTCACGATTGCTCTCGATTCTTCCACCAAATGACTCATTCAAGGAATATATAATCCGGTTTAAACGATCAGCAGTAATAAGCCAGTTAGCATTGAAGTCATCATCGCAGGTACTGAATAATCGGTCGGCTAAGAGATTTGAATTAGGGATGGGTTCGACAAAATTGAGAATATAAAAATACTTATCGCGCTTAGATGCGATGGTGATCGCCCACGTTTCATCTTCGTTAGCACAAAAAACAAGGCCCATCTGAGTAATGCTCTTTCCTTTAAGAACTTCAAGCTCATCCTTCTCGATTTGGATCCCTTTAAAAGAGATTTGCTTAGTTGCTTTATCGCCAACAGCCTTTATTTGTTCATAATAATCGACACGAAGAAAATCACTTAACTTACCCTCGCCTTGTAAGGCTCTTGATAAAACATCAGACGGTTGATATTCGGTGTCTACAGGTAGAGCTACAAAAGAACCCAAACTGTGACGTAGTAGTTTTAATAACTGTGCACAGCGTTTATCGCTCTTGTCATTAACAAATAGATAGCCTGATTCGGTATCAATAAATGCTGTTACATAGTTAACGCTTGGTATTTCAAGGCGTAGTATTTCTTCTTTAACTTGACCGTAATACTCATTTTCCAATTTGGCCTGATCAAGACCAGGCTTTTCTTCCATGATTTTACTTACTCGTTGACTAACAACTTCCTTAACTTTTGATGGGGAAATTTTCTTCTCTTGAATCTTCAAGCGAAAGCCATACAAGCATCCAAGCTTAATAATTAAATCATCTCGACTAAGACACATTGGACTAACAAACCCCAATGATTCTGTTCCTGTATCTGAGAGAGGTTTGGCTCGAAACTCTTCAAATCGTTTTTCAAGCGTATCTAGGCTGTAAGCAAATGCTGGCAAATAGTAAGGAGTACATTGTTTAAATTGCATAAGAGACTCTTAATGTTGAATCGATTTAATTTGGACACCATTGTCGATTGGGACCACGGACACAATTGGCTTATCAGCATGAACCCAACGTTCTTTTTCACAGTGATATCCTTGTTTTTCTAAATGAGACTCGGCTTGAAAAAAACTTTCAAAAGTAAATGGAGTATCGATTGTGCTCGTGGTTGACATACTTCCTCTCAAAGATGCTTATATTCGTAAGCATCATTAGGGCCAAGCTCATCTTCTGCGGTTTTAAGCAACACAAGAAGAGAGTCACAACACGGGGAAACATGCACTTCTTCGAAGTGAACATGAATGACACTTAAATCTTCACTATTAACTGCAGAGCTTACGCTTCTATATTTAATCTTTGCTTTTGTTTCTCCATAACACTCGCCACATAAAATTACTGGATGTGTTTCTACAGCCTCTGGTTTTAATTTATATTCACCAATTTTATTTAGTTCCATTTATGCTATCTCTTTAAGTAAGTACTGCGTTAGGTACACTGTTACTGGGTAGTTTGTGGCATACAACGTTAGCATCGCTATTCCTTAGCCGACTGAGCTTTAGCGTTATCAAAATCTATGTTAGAGATCGCTAAAACATTCTTTTCTAAGGTCAGCCTAGTATTGATATAAATGACGCCATCCCATTCGAAAAATTCAAGCCCACTAAAAATGATGTCTCCCCAGTGGGTACCAATGGCATCAAAGAACTTATCTAAGCTAACTTCACTAACCTCAGGTAATAAGTTTTGATAGCGGCTTTTAAGCTCTCTCAGCTTGGCAGCATTCTCCTTGCCTTTTATCCGAGAACGAATGGTGCTAACGCCATCTTTTGGCTTCGTCCAAAGTGCAGCGTCTTCTCGGGTATAAGAATTGTTAAGAGCCAAACCATGAAATCGAACTCCATGGACAGAATGTGTAAAAACAGCTTTAGCATTAAACTCATTAGCAAAAGCATCAAAGTCTGCCTTCAGATCTTTGGCTTCAGCCTTATGCTGAGATAAGGCTGTCAATACTGCTTTATCTTCCGTTTGGTAAAATTTATTCATGCTATCTCCTGACGTAAGTACTGTGTTAAGTACTCTGGCACTGGGTAATGTTCGGCATAGTATTTAGCCCAATGTCTATACACATGCTCGTCACCATGACGGTTTAACAAAGCCCAACTAGCAATAGCAGCAGGCTTGTTATCAAAAGGCCCAACTTGTTGTTTACAGTTAGGGCAAAACAAAATGAATTTCTTAGTGGCTCTGTTATAACCCCATTCAGGCAGCCACGAATTCTCTGGCTTCAGACCGAAGTACAGATTGCATAGACACGTCGGCATGTCTTCTGGCAGTTTTTCTGCTGCGTCCTCGTTCATGCACATGGTCCAAGCCTTCCTTATCAAATCTGTCTAAAATATCGATCAGGCGATTCCAACGTTTAGCCCATGATTTCTCCCACGCTTTCTGCTTCTTCTCAGCCAGCTTCGCTATCTCAACCTGAGTTAATTGCATTTTTCTGGCGTTCAACTGATCACGCTTCTGCATACAAGCGAGTAGAGCAAGGTGCTTTATCAAGTCCTTAGAATCATCGCTAAGAGTTTTAGGTTCCTCTGCATAGAAGAGAGCTAACAAGACACTTAACAAAGCTTTTGTAGGACTTTGCGCTCCTTCGCTGTAACAGAAGCGGAGCCAATCACCTATATGCTCCGGAGCACTATTCATGTCGTGCACCAATTTCGCATGCTTAAACGCTTGCGCTGGCAGTGGCATAGGGGAATGCTTAAACTGTTTACATGCCAACGTGGTAACAACTTGCGGCTTAACTTTTGCCAATTCTTCGCCCTTCTCACCAACTTCAATTCGGTAATTACTACGTTGGAACCGTGCATCACTACTTCCATTTTGTTCAAAACCATCCAACTGACCTCTGGTTCTGGGAATAACTAAAAGTGCAGAGCGAAGCTCTTCTCGTAGTCCTTCCTCGTTATACTTATTACGCATGGTCATCCCCTTTAATTAAACAAAGAGTTGTTTCGGTACGCTTTTACTGAAGAAGGTTCAATCCCTGTCGCCCGGTAAATTGCACCAAGTTCAGCCATTAAAATGCCTATGCACTCGGCTATCTCATTTGAGTAGTTAAGAACTTCCGTAGGATCATCATCAGACGTGAAAACACCATCCATAGCGGGATTTGATTTAATGAGGATGTCACCCCATTCTTTTGCCATTTGAGGAAGGTGAGATCGAGTTTCGTTGTTTTGAGTCCGTGGTCCCATCGCTGTTAAAGCAACAAAGAAAGAACCTAACATTCCGCAAAGCTCATTCTTCAATGGCTGCTGGTACTCATGAGGGAGACTAGAAATAAGAGGTAGTATCCAGTTAACTGTGAGTTGGTTTTCACCATCTATATAGCGAACAAGACGCCGAGACTGACTTTTGTACCATTTATCTATCTCTCTATCTGGTTCAAAAAGCTCTCCAGCTTTGATTAGCTCAGGTAAAACGCGAGTTCTTATGTACTTCTCGGCGGCAATACCTATTTCTTCTAAATAGCAATTGATATGGCGAATCACTATCGCTGACAATCTGTTGTCGTTTTTTCGACGTTTCATTACTACCACCTACTGACTATTCTTTAGTTATAGCGAAATCAGGGAAGCGTTCTGGATAAATCAAATGCTCTAGGGATAAGCCATCTTTTTTGTATCTATCAACCACTTTTAAACAAACCTCTCCTGATGAGTTTTTAGATATCCCTCTTTCTAACCGGCTCAACGTTGAGTCACTAGAACAACACTCTTTAGCCAACTGTGTTAAGGAAATACCCTCTTTTTTTCGGCACATATATAAAGGAGTTTTCATATGACGACTTTATTTCATATTTGACACAAAGTAAAGTATTACAACTTTGTGCCGTCTATGGTTCTGTCAAATATGAGATAGAGGACAATTTTTCATATATGAAAAAAAAGGCAGCGCGATGGAATTGCATGAGTTAATAAAGACTGAAAGAACGAAGAGATTTAGTCTTGATGAGGTTGCAGCCACATTTAAAGAGTGGGGAATCGATTGTTCTTCATCTACTCTCTCAAGAATCGAACGTGGCGCGATCCCCAGCTGGCCAATCGTTGATGGTTTTTGCAAATTATTTGGCTGGTCTTTATCCGATCTCGAAAGAAAGCTCGGAAGAACTGTCAGTAACGAAAAACCACAAGTAAGTACGGAATCACCAAGAAAAAGACATGTGTCGTCTGCTATTGGAAGAGAAATCCCCATTGTAAGTTGGGTAAATGCTGGTGGCTGGGCAGAGAGCCCATGTATTGAGAGCTACAACCAAGAAAAACAATTTGTTACTGGAAAAATGCCTAAGAACACTTTCGGCTTGGTTGTGTCGGGAAACTCAATGGAAAACTGTGAAATGAAAGAGACTTTCCCGAATGGAAGTTTAATTCTAGTCAATCCAGACATAGAACCCGAGATAGGCGACTATGTTGTTGCTGTAGATGAAGTGACTCAAGAGGCAACGTTCAAGCAATTACTTGAAGATTGTGGTAAAAAGATGTTGGTTCCACTTAATTCTCAATATCAAGTGATGAACGTGACAGAAACCACTATGATAAAAGGTGTGGTATTTAGAAGTATTGTCGATAAGAAGGTCTGATACATATACTTTCTTGTCATTTTTGATACAAAGAAGCTCAAGTTTGAATTTCCCATTTATGAAAAGATCGTTTACTATTGTGGCTATAGATAACGTTCAAAGCATGGTGGGTGATGTTGCTTCTGGTAATAAAAAGAAAAACACTAAGCTATGTTATTGATTTAAAACAGATTTTAATAAATACAGATACAAAAAAAGCCGGTTGTGGCGACCGACTTTTCTTATGTGATAGGCAGCTGGAGACTAACCATAACACTCAAATTGTTGGTTATAATTCTAGCGGCCTATTCATGCATACGCAATAGAAAAAGTTAACTAATAATAACTTTTTTACATTGTGGTATCTGTCATCAGACGGAACGAAGATGGCTAATCATATACTACTAGAATTGCATGAAGCCGAGGAAGCGCTCGGTTACATCTCTCCAGACTTACCTTATATAGACTGGTCCAAAATTGGCCGGGCGCTATATTCTGAATACGGTGATGCGGCAAGGGACATATTTGAAGACTGGTCTGAAGCTGGATCTACATACGATAAACGCAGCTTTAATAGTTGGTGGAAAAACTTCCGCAATACAAAGCGTACTAGCTTTGGCTCTTTTATCCATGAAGCAATGCAAGCTGGCTGGAAGCCTGAACAAAAAGATCGTTCAGAGGAAGAGCAGCAGCGCATTGTTTCAGAGTACAAGAAACGCAAAAAAGCAGCAGAAGAGAAAAGAGCTCTAGCTGAGAAAGAACAATGGGAAGAGCTAAGTAAAGAAGAACAACTTTACCAACAATGGCCATCTAAGTTCTCACCGACTCAGTATATGCTGAAAAAGCAAATGGCTGACATAGGCCGATTTGTAGATGTCCGTTTAGGTAGAGACCGCTTTAATAATCAGTGCTTGGTTTGGCCGATCTACGAAAGGTTATTCAACCAAGGTCGATTCTGCGGCTTTGAACGTATTTTAGATAAAAGCTTTAAAGTTGGTGATCGCGTCATCAACAAAGTTTCAAGTGATAATGCTCGCACAGATATTGGCTTTTGTACTTTCGGTAAGTTCTGCGACCATGGACCCAAACGTGTCTGGGTTGTGGGTGGTTTTGCTGATGCTTATTCTGCACACATAGCAACTAACGAAGTTGTCGTGACTCCAATTGGTGAAGGTAACATTCCACACCTTATCAAGCGCCTTAAGTCTGAACATCCAGACGTCCAATTTATAGCTGCGCCTGATAATGATAAAGCAGGTATTGAGATGATTAACCGCGCAGGCGGTTACTGGACACTCCCACATACTGACGGCTACGATTGGAGTGACACTTTCTTAAATTTTGGAATGGATGCCGTTGCTGAACAGTTGAAAGCTATCAACGGTTTTGAAACTATCTACTCAAATTCTCGCTATCTACAAGCGGAAATCCGAAAAGGTCTAAACCTGATTGACTCAGATATGGGAACAGGTAAGTCGACTGTCGCTAAGAACTTCATCCAGAAAAACCCTCATTTTAAAACTCTAGTTATCTCGCACCGTGTTGCACTGGCTAAATCTCTCAAAGCTGGCCTACAAGGTGATAATGTTTCCGTTGAGTTTTACCAAGACCTCATCATCAAAGATCCGGTACCAGGCACTGATGCAAACATGGCTCTGCGTAACGCGCATGTTCTTGTTTGTTCTGTGGATTCACTATGGCGCCTAGCTGGTTCTAATTGGGATGTTGTTTTCGTTGATGAATTTGAACAAAACCTTACGCAGTACTATGCGAAAACAATCCAATATGGTGAGCACTGCCTGAACTACTTGCAGTTCGTTCTTACGAACAGCGAAACGCAGATCTTAGCCGACGCTCACATGGGCGAGCTGGCTTTCGACTTCTGCCATCACATCGGCATGCATTCTGGCGTGTACTTTAAAAATAGTTATCAAGTAGCTCAAGGCAAAAAAATGTTTGTTTATGAGTCGAAAGATCATCTGCTTGAAGAAGTCATGCAGCAAGTTATGGCGAAAGGTAAACGATACATTTACGCCAACTCAAAAGAGCAAGTGAAAGCGATTGGTACTGCTATTGAGCAGGAAAGAGAGCGTAAACACTATGACGGCTCGGTATTGGTTGTTCATGCGGATGTGACCGGGACAGATGAAGTAAAAACGGCACTGGAAAATATCAATGCCATCGTTCCTAAACTTGACATTCTGATCGCTTCACCAACTCTCGGTACCGGATTCGATATCAAATCTGACACTCACCAGTTTGAAAAAACCATCGGCTTTTTATCCTCTCGCGTTGGCACAGCAGAAGAAGGTCACCAAGGTCTTAACCGAGCACGTGACGTTCAAGAATTTCATGTCTATCTCGACAACGCAGAGAGAAGCGAGCCAACAGACCCTATTTACATCCAAAACAAACTGGTTGAAGAAGTCTCTGCAGAGACAATGAAAGTATTATCAATCGATCCTACGACAGGCGACTTTACAACTCGCAACGCTTTATATGAATGGCTTTTCTGTAAAGTTAAAGCCAAACAGAACGAATCATCTAACCGCTATCGCTCTCGCTTTTTAGAACTGGCAAAGAAAGGTGGTTATGAAATCATTCAAGTAGCTAAGCAAAAACTGGCAGCTGAGTTTGGTTCAACTGTTAGGAAAGAAGCAAAGGACCGAAACAACCGTATCGACCTTCGTGACATACAAGACGCACCTGTTCATATTGGTGAAGCTTTCCAAACAGCTATGCGAAATGGTGAAGATTACACCGTGACTGAGATTGTGAAATCAAAAGTTAACTTTGACTTGCACCTCGATGCTGCTAATGAAGAGCAGCTCGAGTGTCTGCTTCCTTTTGCACAAGAGGTTTACGAAAACTTTGGCCACGATGGTGCTAACGCAAAAATTAATGATGTGGATAGTGCACTCCAAATACCAGAGAACAAGCGTGATGCAGTCCTAACGGCCCTGACTTATAAGCAAAACAAACATCGCTTTGTTGACTCAATTAAAAAGCTTTCATGGGTTAACGTAGACGCTCACTCTGCTCAAGCGTTCGACATGAAAGACGTTCAACACGCTGAAAGCCGAGTTAGCTGGCGTCACCTTTCTATCAAACGGGCGCACTTGATCAAGCTTCTCCAGATAGCTGGTATCGATGAGCAATTGAACTACAACGGCAAACAATGGACCGCTGATGCACTAAAACCTGCACTTTATGAGTGGCTTCGTAAGCAATCCACTAAAGATCGGCTTTTCAAGTATTCAGGCATATCTGTTTCTGCAAATATCTTGGCGAATCCAGTGCAATGGTTTAACAGCCACTTGCGCTCTTTTGGTGTGCCTATTGAATCACGCAAGAAACGCATTGGCTCAGGTAAAATTGTCAACTCCTACTTTGTACATCTACCGGAATGGGAAGCAGTGAAAGCACTTGTTTCGCTACGTTCTCAAGGTATCGAAGAAAGTCTACAAGACGCAGAAACACTTGATATCGAAACGATCCAACGGCAAGTTGCATCTTTTATCAATGAATTAAGCACAAGCAAATTTAAACAAGGCTACAAGGTTCGCTTTGACAAACTCGATGAGCAATGCCGCTTAACTGGCCTGGTGGATTTGCGTGACGATTTAGCAGCAGCGTTTGCGCCATTCACACAAGAAATTAAGGATCTGGTAGCACCAAAATATGATCCACCTTCGCCACTGTTTATTAATAACAAAATTGCGCAGGGTGGATCATCTATTCAAGCAAAAGATAACAGTAATAACGGGCCTTTAGCGTACATTGAGGGAGAGGAGAAGAGGCTTTCCTTTGAGTTTCCAGAAAAAACCACCAATGTACTCAGTCGTAATCATCGTGACGTAGTTTATGAAGTGGCCAACATTGCTGTGAATGAATACCAGCTCGACGCCACAAAGGTCGTACAGGTCATGCTTGAATATGGGTTAGAAAACATTAAGAACAGCGCACTGGCTTGGGCAGGCTCCGTTAAACAGGCGATTATGGAAGGTATTTAGGTATGGTTAATAAAGTCATTCATAAGGGCTAACGATTGGACTGGTGTTTTATCGCAGTGTGAGGATGGAAAGGTAGTTTACCTACCTTTCCATTTGGGCTTAATCCACTAAACAATCAATTATGTAGATTAGTCCTTTTATATATAAATTTGGATTTAATCTAAATGCTAAAAAAAAAGACTTTATCACTTTTTTAAACAAGGATTTAGAGCTACTAAAAAGCATAATCACCAACTTTAATTTTCAATATTGAATTTGCCAAGCGGGTGACTACTGTTCTATAGTCTTGTCTGTAGGTATCAACAAGATACGATAGGTCGTCACGTTCAGGTAGTTGCCGCTACCTTAGCTTAGCCCTGACTTAAACCCCGCTCTTAGTGGGGTTTTTGTTTATATGAAGTACACCTAAAGATAATGCATACTTCTTTGACTACCTTGATACAAACCCTTACTGCATCTAGCGTAGTGGAATATAAGATAGTGCTCCGGCCTTAGATTTGCAAGGTACAGGTTTGGGATGAGTTGTTGATAACTAAAGAAGAAGCAAAGAACGAGTCAGTAAATACTAACCTACAAAAGGTGTGTATAGCGGATGATAAAAAATTATAAGTTTTAGATTGGTCGGTATTTAATCTCCCTAAAAAATATTTCTCTTGATTTTTAATCGGAATTTAAAAGCAGTTTATGATCAAAAAAGCGCACCTATTCGTCATATATCGAGCGCGCTTTTTTTAGCCATGGAAAAATCAGTTTTCTTTTCTACGTTATGAAATTTTCAAGTCTCGATACAGAACAAGAGTAGAGTCCTTACTGGCTTTCTTGCTAGGAGTCCAAACCTCACATATAGCTTGCCCTTTTATCATGATTCGTGAGTACCACATACCACCGTCTTTGGTAACTAATGGTGCTGGTGGCTTTTCTGGTAAGGCTTTGCGGTACACGAACTCATTCCAAGCTAATTTGAATGCATCCATGACGTTTTTAGGTTCTTTACCTACGCTAATTTGCCAACTCTTATCTTCAATGGTTACGTCCACCAGCCAAGTACCATCATCTTCTTTATGGCCCTTCATCTTAGGTTTGATCACTGTTTCATCTTTAGGTTTGGTTTCTACCACCTCTTCGGTCGTATTGTTTGCAGGTGTTGTTTCCGCTTTGGCTTCTTCTGCCGCTTTCTTTGTTCGAACGGATTTGCTATCCATAATTGCATCGATAGACCAATCAAGTTTTAAAGCATCTTCCATTAACGCTAAGTAGTCTTTGACCATCTTGTAGTTACGAGTTTTTCCTTCGTGGTCTCGACGAATATCTATAGCTTTAATCACCTGGTAAGGATCGTTTTCAAGCATGGCAATGACAGCTTCGTGCAACTTTATTCGAGCGGAAGTGCCTTTTATCCAGTCGTTCTCTGACATAGCTTTAACGGCTTCAATGCGGCGCTTATCAGAGTCCACAACTAACGGCTCCCAATTCTTACCAGCGTTTAACACTTTGAACTGCATATAGTGTGTTTGAGCATCGGTGTCATGGTGACCAAGTAGCTCCTTATAGAACATGTTTTCGTCTTTGCTTTTCCAACGAGGGTCATCTTTAAAGAAGAGTTCAAAGCTAATCTTTGCGTAAATTGCTCGCGTATCTTTGAACAGCCACTCACGATGGATGGGCTTTCCGTCAGTAGTTATTGGCACGTTTTCAAATAGGTCACGAACAAACTCATTAAGAGGTCTTGCCGTTCTATTTGCTACCAACTGGTTAACCGAGTACTGTCTAGTCGGTTCCAGAGAGTTCAATGCAAGAATATTAGGGAACATGCGCAACCTGTGTATTGCTTCAAGCACTTTGTTCGCATCGGTTAAGGTGTAAATGGTCATTTCATCATCTGTCATACCACCACGTTTTTTCGCTTGGCCTACAAATTTCAATCTGTGGTTATCAACCTTTTTAAACTCACCTTGGAACAGCACTTCGATGGCCCTACGTCCAGTGGCCAGCGCAACACCAGCTGCAACGGCTTCCCATCTGTCTACAGATGAAGGGCTTAATATTAAATCAAGAGCCTGCATAGTTTTCGTATAGTCAATTTCAATCGCAGCCTCTTTTTTCTCAGTTAAAGATCGCTTCTTCTCTGCAGAGCCAGTATCCCTTGCAAATGCATCCTTACGTAAGTGACGCATCACTTCATGGTCAATTTTCAGATCAGCTAGTTGGCTGTAAAAACCCGGTATCTGATTGATTACTTCGTGCAGGTGCTTGATTTTCTCAGCTCGCTCCGAGGCTTTTAATGGCTTTAATGTTTCCAGTTCGTTAGACCATTCAGGGAGTGTTTTAATGCGCTCATTGATGACGCTGGCATAACGACTTGTTTCTGGAGTTATACCTTTTAAGTTTTTCTCTAGGGCTGTAACCAGTTTGAGTTTTTCAATAAGAACCTTCCACGTTTTACGAGTTTCATCAAGTGAGAGGTCTTCCCAACTATGCAACATGTAAGCACACAATGGGTACTTGTTCCTCATTCGCTCAATCGAATCATCGAAAGCGTGGTGTTTTACACCGTTGGCACTTACAGCATTCCTAACATCTTTTAGGTATGAAGATGCCATGTTTAGAGAGATTGAATGCTCTTTGTTTTGCACTCTCTTACCGTATAAAGCGGTTATAACCTTTTGGGCAGCACGCTTATGCTTTGCTGTTTTTTGACCTTGAGGAAGGTCACTCAAATCAATAGCTCTTACCTCTTCTAGAAACTTTTTGATGAACTCTGCGAAGTTAAATTTACGTCTACGACGATCAATATTATCTGAGTCATTGAATGATTTAGGATCAACTGTGTTCGCACTCATGGCTAACTCTCCATCGACAAGAAATTAATAAAAGGTTACACGGCAATAAATTGATTGTCAAATAATCAAATAGTTACTTTTTAATACAGCAAAATAGTAACGTTACATGAGGGTAAATATTCTTGCGTCATGTACTGCACTGTAACGTTACACAATACTAAACATTTACGTAAATGTTTAGTATTGTGTAACG